TTTGGCACAATACGGGTCTGCGACGGCTATTAAGATTACATCGACTAATTGGGTGATTTCAGGAAGTGGTTTGACATGAGTGGTGCGCTACAATCGGTCCTTATGAATCAACGGTCTACATCAGTAGTAGTTGTTAGTACTGATATTGCTATGGCACATCAAACTACACCGTTTGTTTCCGCATATCCTTTTTCCGCTGGATTTGGAACTAAATATGCCAACCCTGCAACATTACCGGGAAGCACAGGGGAAAATATAGCTTTTAGCCCATTAGGAACTACTATTGCTGTAGCACATCAGGGTGGGATTAATTATGTGTTTGTCTATCCTTGGACTACGGGAACTGGATTTGGAACTAAATATGCCAACCCTGCAACACCGCCAACAGGTGGTGCGCTGGATGTAGCTTTTAGCCCATCAGGAAACGCTATTGCTGTGGCACACAGTACTTCACCATATGTTTCTGCGTATCCTTGGAGTGCTGGATTTGGAACTAAATACGCTGACCCTGCTACATTACCAACAGGTACAGGGAATGGTGTAGCTTTTAGCCCATCCGGAACTGATATTGCTGTGGCACACGGTACTACACCATTTATTTCTGTGTACCCTTGGAGTGCTGGGTTTGGCACTAAATATGCTGATCCTGCCACATTACCAGTAGGTGCTGGGAATGGTGTAGCTTTTAGCCCATCAGGAGCCGATATTGCTGTAGCACACAGCACTTCTCCAAGGGTATCTGTCTATCCTTGGACTACGGGAACTGGATTTGGAACTAAATACGCTGACCCTGCTACATTACCATTAAGTACAGGGAATGGTGTAGCTTTTAGCCCATCAGGAACTGATATTGCTGTGGCACACGGTAGTTCTGGTATGTTTGTCTATCCTTGGACTACGGGAACTGGATTTGGAACTAGATATACCAACCCTGTTACAATGCCGGGCGGTGGTGGGAATGGTGTAGATTTTAACCGAGAAGGAAATGCTATTGCTGTGGCACACACTACTTCACCATTTATTTCTGCGTACCCTTGGACTACGGGAACTGGATTTGGAACTAAATATGCTGATCCTGCTACATTACCGCCAAACATTGGTGAAGGTCTAGCGTTTAATTAATTTACGGAGCAGTTAAAATGACAAAACATGAAATTCTCACACAGGCTCTTGAGGCAAGACAGCAGGAAATAATGGGTTATCAAATCAACATTGATAACTACACTCTTGCTATCGCCCATATCAAAGCCAGTGGTGATACTGATTTGACAGATTTTTGTGAGAAACTAAAAGCATCTCTCGTGACAGAAAAGTTAGAACAGAAGAAAGCAATGGTTATAAGCTTTGTAATTCAGCAGCAGTTGGAGACACTCTAATGTATGTTCAGAAAATTGGTGACACATGGCGGGAGGTTGTAGGCAATGTTCTCTTTGCTCCGAATGTTTTTCAAACTGCTGAATCATTGTCTGCCGAGCAATGTCAAGAACTTAATGTATATCTGATTGAGGACGATCTGCGACCAGTGCTGACAAACACTCAGAGGTATGGTGATCCTATTTACACCATCAAGGGTGACGGCGTGGAGCGGTCTTATGTTGTTGTTAATAAAACAGAGCAGGAGATTGCAGATGCCGCCGCAAACAAAATTAACGAAATTCGGCTTCAACGCAACCAAAAACTGTCTGAATCTGATTGGACGCAGTTGACTGATTCCCCGGTTAATAAAACAACGTGGGCAACGTACCGTCAAGCATTACGCGATTTACCTGCCAACATAGTAGACCCATTTAATCCAATCTGGCCTACAAGTCCGGGAGTGTAATGGCACAAACATTTAATCCAGCAGCATTTGAAAGCTCTGCCTTTGAGGTATCTACAAATTCTACTGTATCCATATCTTTAGATAGCTTACTATCATTTGTTGGAACACCAGTTGTTTCGGCAGGTGCTACTGTAATTTCCATAAATGATGGATTAAGTGTCAATATTGGCACAGTTGTAATAACCGCTGACGCGAATACTTCTGTTACTTGTAATGGAATAGCTATTAGTGTAGGCTCTCCTACATTAGAATTAATAACTGAAGTTACTTTAATTGGTGTTTCTGCTTCATTTAATAATGGTACAGCAGTTGTTAACGCTGCTGCAAACGTAGTCCCATCCGGTGTACAGTTAAATATTATATGCAACAATGCTGTAACATGGGGTTTATTGTCTACTGGAGTAAGCGAAACATGGTTAGAAAAAAACGCGCAGGGCGATTAAGGATTTAAAAAATGGTTAGCAGTGTTTCTTCACCTCTACGATTAGAGTTAATGACGGTTGGTGAAAAGGACAACGATTGGGGAACTATCACCAACGAAAATCTTCAAATGCTCGAAGGTGCTACTACTTCTTATTTAGAAATCACTAGTTCATCTACATCACAAGCTCCTACTGTAACTGACTACACTCTCACCGACTACCACAATCTAGTTTATAAGTTTACTGGATCACCAAGCGGTGCTGTAACTTATACAGTACCAGCATATGAGCGTCCTTATATTATTCATAACTCGTGTGGTCAAACTATTACAATCAAGGTATCAGGACAGACTGGTGTTGATGTAGCAACAGGAACAAAAGCTTATGTTTACTGTGATGGAACTGATGTTCGCGAGTTAGTTAATAACCCTGCATCGATTACTGCAACACAAACTCTTACAAACAAAACACTTACCGCTCCTAAATTTGCTGATGGTGGATTTATTGCTGACGCCAATGGCAATGAACTTATTGTCATGGACACTGTTACAAGTGCAGTAAATGAAGTAACTATATCAAACGCGGCATCACCCGCAGTTACTGCAACGATTACAATTGCAGTACCCGCTGTTGTCACTGTTGCTGCTACACCGCCATCTGGTACTCCGGTTGTGTTTACAACTACTGGTGCTTTGCCTACAGGCTTAGTAATTAATACTACATATTTTGTAAAATACATTAATGCAACTACATTTAATGTCGCTGCAACTACCAATGGTACATCAATAACAACTACTGGATCACAGAGCGGTGTACACACTGCTACATTTACTGGTGTTCCTATTATTGCTGCTAGTGGCGGCGATACAAATATATCTTTAAGTCTTAATACAAAAGGATCTGGAGTTGTACAGGCCAATGGTGTTGAGGTTGTAACTCTTACTGGTACACAAACACTTACCAACAAGACGCTGACATCACCGACAGTTAGTGGCGCAACAATCACAACCGCAACAATTACTAGCCCAACAATTACTAGCCCAACAATTACTAGCCCAACAATTACGGGGGCTGCCTTATCAGCAGGGACAATAACAGTTGCTCCTGTTAATTTTACATCTGGCACAAATCTTACAACCGCTACTGCTGGTGCAATAGAATACGATGGCAAGGTTTTTTATGGAACTCCGCAAAGCGCACAGCGCGGTGTTATTCCGGGACAACAGTTTTATCGGTTAAACGCTAATCTTTTAAGATTAGATTCTACTGCCGTACAAAGCATATTAGGTGTTGGCGTTACTCTTTCTTCGTCAACCGTATATGCGTTTCATTTTTTCTATATTTTTACAAGGTCTGGTGGAGCAGCAACGTCTCATACTTTTAGTTTATTATACGGCGGGACAGCAACTCTAAACAATATTCTATACACCGTAGCTAGAGATCAAGACACTGCCTTGCCCGGAGGTGGACAGCCTTTGATATACGGAACTAACGTGGCAACTGCAACTAACATAGATGCTTCTAGCACCACGTCTACAACTCAAATTCAATTTGGGCATGGAACAGTTAGCATAAATGCTGGGGGTACTTTTATACCTCAATTCCAACTTAGTGCTACTAACGGTGCAGCATATTCTACATTAGCTGGATCATATTTTTCAATCTACCCAATTGGTGAAGCTGGGATAGTAAACGTAGGAACATGGGCAGCATGACTGTAGCAATTAACGGAACCACAGATATTGGGGCTGTTGTATACTATTCTGTGTCACCTGACTAGGGCTTATATACATGGATCTACAAACTCTCATCAACTTTGCAGGTGGTTTAGTGTTAGCAGGACTTGGTTGGTTTGCACATGAACTTTGGGCTGCGATGAAAGAACTACGCAGTGATGTTCACAGACTCGAAGTGATATTACCAACACAGTACATTCGTCGCGATGAATTCACCGAAGGTATGAAAGAAATTAAAGATATTTGTAGGCAGATTTTTGATCGTTTGGATAATAAAGCAGATAAATAATGGACCCATTTACCCTCATTGCTGGTGCAACTGCTTTATATAATGGCATCAAAGGTGCGGTAGATTCAGGTCACGAAATGCTCGACGTTGCTGAGAAAGTTGGTAGCTTATTCGGGCGAGTTGCTCAGATTACACAGTTAACGTCTGCCAAGAAAAAGAAAAGACTATTTCAAAGCCAAGCTGAATATGAAGCTGAAGCAATTAAACTTTATACTTTAAAGGCAAAAGCACAGCAATTACAGTTAGATACACGTAACCTGTTTGTAGGTGCGTATGGTATTGCAGCGTGGACTAGTATACAAAAAGAAGTAACAGAGATGCGTAAGGAAGCAGCACGTGCCGCAGCAGCAGCGATGCGTGAAGCCGAAGAAACCCGCAAAGACTTGATCATGGGTGCTTGGTTGATTGGTGCTGTTATTATATTTGCTATATGTATTGCAATTGGAATTGTATTGTTTACTCACAAATGAAGTACATCCTTATAGCTATGCTGATTTTTTTAGTTGGGTGCGAGGACCGCTACCGTTACCCGTGCCAAGACCCTAAGAACTGGGATGCACCTGAATGTAACCCACCAATTTGTACGGCATCTGGAACTTGTTCCGCAGACACCCTAAAAAGAAACCCGTGCGGAGCCGTCGCAAGATGAGGATTAAAGAAGACGAACTTCACGCTCTGCTC